AATGGAACTGCATCTTCTTTCATTTGGTATGCAAAGATACCTTCGGTGGATGTTAAGAACCCTGGTGTTGTAGTGAATAGGATACCGTATGGTGCACCATTTGCTCTAGCATTATCTGCAGCTCTCTTGAATGCAGGAACTGTATTAAGATAAATGATTTCGTTATATGGTGCAAATCCCCATTCGTCACCCCAGAGTAATGGAATAGATTTACCACGAAGTGTGTTTTGTGCAGCTGTCTTATTACGAGCAGAAGCTACAGTGATAATCTTATTTCGGTTAACGGCATGCTCAAGTCTCAATACTGTATCAGAGACTTTAGCATTCTTACCATCACGAGAGAATGTTTGATCCATACGTAAATATGGAGGTAAACACTCACGTAAGTTCTTAAGAGTTTGTAAGTTATCTTTGGAACCATCTAATGCTTTATGCATAAATGCAATAGTGGAGTTAGAAGTACCAAAGTTAAATAAGTGTAAATATCTAACGTCGGCTGATAATGTTTTACCGTGCTGACGAGGGAGCTCTAAGAATATATTCATATTATAAATAGAGCAGAAGAATAATGCCATATTTCCACGATGTAACTCTAATGGAATACCTTTACCGCTACCACCTTGGTCTGGTACACGTACTACTTCACGAGCAAAGTACCAGAAGTTTACCATACATTCTGCTAATACTTTACCTTTGTAGTATGCACTTAAATTTGGATCATGTGGATCTATACCAGCAAGATCTGGATCTAGAAGTGCCAGCATGAATTTATTATTCTTTATCCCAATGGCTTTTAAATACTGATGCATCCTTATGAAGCTAGTATTTCTAGTAGACATTTGATAATAGATCTTCATAAATACCTCTAGAGTAATATATTATAAGTGTGATATAGTGATATAAGATTTATAGTAAGGAGGTTATATCATGCTATTCACAATTAAGGAAATTAAGAAATTGGAATCACAATTCCGACCAACGTTAGTAATATACTATCTAGTATTATTACTAACGATGGTAATCATTATTGGGTCTGTTATAGATCCACATTTTATGGTTAGATGGTCTTATTGGTTAACAATGAATGCTACTCAGAATATCAATACTGCAACTACAGTAATGGTATTAGGTAATCTTGCTAAACTAGTAACCATATTTTTACTTGGTAATTATGCTCAATATCTACATAGATTCATTCATGTAAGAATCTATGGTAAAAAAAGAAAAGTATGATAAATATCTCCCATAGGATTCAAAGATCCTATGGGAGCTATATGTGTCTTATTTTTTTTCTTTTGTTGCTTTTTTAGCTTCAGAAACTTTTTCTTCAGCGTTTTCAACGATTTCTTCTTCTTTTACAGGAGCAACTGCAGATTTAGCTTCTTCTTTAGCTTTATCTTCAGCAGCTTTCTTAGCAGCTTCTTCTTCAGCTTTACGTAAAGCTTCTTCTTTAGCCTTTGCTTCTGCCTCTTTACGAGCTGCTTTAGCTTTTGCTTCAGCTTCTTTACGTGCAGCTTCTGCTTCTTCTTCAGAAATAGAAGGAAGAACTTCTGTATTGTAGTTAGTGAAGTCTAATACTACTGTATCACCAGTAGGAAGGATTTCACGTACTGTAGCTTGTTGGGAAATGCAATCAGCAATTTCTTCTACAGTCAATAATTCACGATAGATACCACGTACAAATTTGTTACGTAAACGAATTGGACGACGGCATTCAACATTAACAAGTTTAGTCTTCAATGTGCTCATCATATGCCTCCTGAATAGAAACGATTAATTCATCATCGATAAGATCATAAGCTTCTTTAAGCTCAACGTTATCTTCGATTTCTTCAGCAAGATCTTTGCTATCATTTTCATGAGTGCGATCGATATCAGAAAGCAATTCAATTTCAGCTGCATCATCTTCATCATCAGCTTCAATATCAATTTCTTCATCTTCTAACTCAGCTACGGAATCGATATCAGTGTTGTCATCGTCATCATCTAATTCGATTTCATCCATAGCATCAACGACATTGTCGATTGTATTATCCATATCGTTATCAGTAGCTGTGGAATCAGCAACAACATCTTCTACAGTAGAAGCTGCATCATCAAGCTCTTGATGGATAGTTTTATCATCTGCCATTATTAAATCCTCCTTAAAAATATTAATCTATAGCAGAGTCGATGTAATCATCGTTATCATCTGCTAGATCATCTAAATCATCATCGGATAATGTAGATAATGCAATATCTTCATCATCCATAATTTCATCATCATCGTCACCATTTTCAATGGCATCAATGATATCTCTTTTAGCAATTAAAGAATCTAAGAAAGCGTTTTCATCGACCATTACGTCAAATGCATCTTTCTCGTCAATTTGCTCTTTAAAATATTGATCGAGTTCACTGTTCATTGCAGTACCTCCATTAAGATTACTGATATGTTAACGTGATACATTTTTTAATATTGTTTGAACTTGACGTTCTAGGATATAAATAATCACAGGAACGTAGTAAAATATATCATGTTGAGGGATAGTATAGTTAAAGTCTTCTAGAGTCTTGAGTAAGAATTCTTCATATCTATTCATCTTATCTGTATTATCATTAAAGTAATCAATGACAATATTCTTGAAATAGTTTAGATCATCAGTTTCATACCGTTCATTGTCTCTAATACGCATAACTGTATCATCATCAAATGAAGGTACTTGCCAATAATCACCCATTTTATATTCATGGAAGATATAGTAGTACTTCTCTAAGCTATAGTATAATAGAGAAGTCTTATCTTCTACCATCATACCATAGCAAGATGGATTACATATAGTACCAATATCTCTTCTTTCTAATGAGTGGAAGAAAGATTTAGAATAATCTAATGCAAATGTAGCTCTAGGAGTTAGTTGATGTGCTACGTGTAGATAATCTAGGTCACTACTATTCATAATATCATGACGTTTAATGAATTCAATCATGTAACTATCATAGAAGTTGTGGTCATCATAAGAAAAAATAAAAGTCTGAGTTTTATTACTATAGAAGAGACTTCTATAGTAAGCAATCATATCTTGACAGATATTTTCTAGTCTACTGATATAAGCGTAATCATCATCTTTGATTACTAGAGATAAGTTTGTACCGATATTAGTTGTATCCATAGTATAGGATTCTACAACTAAGGAATCGATATCTGTATTATCACCATCATGGGAACTTAAACGATAAGATATCTTATACATATTAGCCCCAGTAGGTAATGTATCTAATGATACACTTGTAACTTTAAATAGGTATTCTTCATTAGTATGATTAATAATGAAATAGTCTTGAGGATATGGTTTAAATGCATTAGGTACAATATAAGCATCTCCTTCGATTGTATCTGATTCAAGACCAAAATCACCAGCATCCATTTGAACTTGAATTCTATCAAGACCAAAGATAACTGTATCTTTAATTTTATTATATCTTAATGGAGAATCTCCATCAGTATAACTATAAGCTAAGCTTGTAGACTCATCTAATGTGCTCTTACTAGTATTAATATTGTAGTAAGTACATGTAGTAGGAGCTTTATCTGTAAAAGTATAGAATGTATTATCAAGCCGTTGAACTTGTGACTCTAATATAGAGTTTATAGTGGCTGTATATGTAGTGTCAAGGAATTTACCCATAGTCGACCTCCTTTATTAATGTGATGTTTTAGACAAAAAAATAAAGCGATATGGACTTTAAGCCCATACCGCTATAGTATTTGTGTACAGAAGTCTTGTATCTTACTTAATGGGACTCCATAATCTTTATCTGCTTGATTTACATGAGCAAAGACTCTAGATCCTCTAAAGAATGCTATATTATTCTTTATGAAATATTCTATTTGTCTTTTAGCTATCTCACCGGCAGAGTCATTATCAAAGTATAGGTGAATGTCCATATACATTATGCCTTTAGACAAGATATACTTTAAGACAGCTGAGTATTTATTACCAGCTGCTGCAAAATATATTCCTGTAGCTCTATTGGCAATATTATTGTATATAGATATAATATCAAATTGCCCTTCTGTAATATGTACTGTAATTCTATCCGATGTATATGGAATAGAAGATGGTATACAGAAAGCTTTATTATAAATATCTCTATCATCTAGTTTACAGATTAGATATCTGTATTTACTATCGACTTCTCTAATACAACGCATAGACAGTGATGTATTATTAACTGAGAGGAATCCTACATAGTCCCTTTGAATTCTTTCAAAATCAGATTCTGTAGCTCCCAGATACCTCATGATCTGTCGTTTAAAAAATGAAAAATCGAAGATAATCTTCATATTCATCATTTCAGATACTGACAGATTAGTACCGAGACGATTATTAATATAGTTTACCTTATCTGGATATAGATTATAGTTTACCTCAAATGCATCATATGCTACTTGAGGTTCTCGAATATGATTAGAGGAGTAGGAATTACCTCTACTTATTCTCATCTCTTTATTGTGGATATCAATAGCTTGTATTAACTCCTCATCTCTAATATCTAAGAGATTAAGGAAAGTTCTATTAACTAATCCACCTGCTTCACATTTAAAGCAATTAAACATGTAAGGCTTATCTTTCGATAAGCCTATATACATGTGTTTCTTCCCAGAGGAAGATGTATGTCCACAATATGGACACCGTAAGACTAATTCCTTTTTACCAGCAGCAAACTGGCTGTTAGGAATTAGTGCTTTTAGTTTGCTGCCGATATCCATTATTTTTCGTCTTTCTTATATTTATTCTTAGCTTCAATGATTTGAGCGACACCAGTACACACTGCTGCTGTCACTACAGCTACGCCACCTAAGATAGCGGCTACAGATGTACCAGTTTCCTTACTCATTTCGAACGCCGCTTTACCTACAAAGTTTGCGAATTCTTTAACCATGATAATATCCTCCTATTTATTTTCTTTACCGAAAACACTATTAATTACCCCTTTGATTTCTTTACTAGGGGATGCTGCTTCTACCATACCAGTAGATGCGTTTACTAATTCAGATAAGTCTTTAACTTTATCTTTATCAATAGCATATTTAATTGCACTGATTGCGGCAATGATTGCAGCTAATCCTGCACCAGCTTTAATTGCTACTTTAATTACATCCGCATCAGTTTCTGTTAAAACTGCATGGATTACCTCATCTAATCCTTCAGGAATATTGTCAAATAAACTCATAATTAGTTTCCTCCACATGCTTCTTCAATTTTTGCTCTTAATAGTTCATTGATATCATCTTCTATTTGCACTTTAGGTTGACCTTTAGCTTTTTCTAATAAAGCTTCTGCTGCTAGAACTGTACCATATGCTGCAAGTACCGAAGTAGCAGCTTTACCAGTTGTCTCAATTACATCACAGATGCCATCCCAATCTTCTTTTGTTAATGCATTAATAATATCAAATATCATAGTCGTTATCCTCCTACTTAATACGTTGTTAAAATATTAGTTGAAAAGTACTTCCAAGGTAATCTCTTGGATTCTTTTACGTAATCCTTCCTCAGAAGTTTGTTTATAAAGCCATTGAAGTGCTGGAATTAGACGAGCTGTATTTCCATTAGCCAATTCTAATATCTCAGCTGCACTAGCTTTCTTAAATCCAATGGCAAAGCCAATAGATTCATAATTCAAAGTAGATGTATCAGGTGATTGAATTATATGTCGTTTTGGTTCACCAATTTCGATTTCCATAGACTTAGGTTCTATAGGAGATAGAGTTCCTACTTTAAGAGCCTTATAGTTAGATTTTACTTCAACTAATTCTTTCTCTCCAGTTTCCTCATCTTTATGATATAGAAATGGATTAAGTCTATTACCTACTAAATCTTCTTTAGGAAGCTCGTCACTAAGGGTAATTTTATTGATGCAGATGTCATAGATATCTTTAGGTGTTAGCTGATCTTTGAACTGTTCATATGTAGCTTCTAAATCAGAGCCACATTTTGCAAATACTTCTTTAACATCGTTTGATAATTTAACTGTAATCATTATTTATTCTCCTTCACTAATTCCAATTTATAATTTAAAATATAACCAGATGGATTAGAACTGGTTAACTGTGTTAATACATTCATAAGTGGTAAGTATTTAAACTCTTTAATTGTATGGTATTCTTGAGAACCATATGTAAATTTACCAGTATTGACATACTCTTCTAAATAATCTTCTAGATAATAGAAGAGACTTAAGTTGTTATCCATTCTATTATATAGATTTCTAGAAGAGTTAGTCTTTAATCCATATTTCAAGAAGATAT